CGTTGCGACACGCTGTGATACGTATGATTTGCGTAAATGGCTGATTCGTGTAATATATGTGACTTGTGCACGGAAGCCAAGTCTTCCGGTGGGAACATTCCTGCGTAGCTCAGTTGGCAGAGCATCCGACTGTTAATCGGACGGTCACTGGTTCAAGCCCAGTCGCAGGAGCCAAGGCGGAAACCCTTACGCGAGTAGGGTTCAGCCGCAGTTGCGGGAACGGTTGCGGAAGCGTCCGAAATGGTCATTCTCTCCGATTCTCAGACAAACTCGAAAAACCAGCCCAAAAAACACACGAAAAAGGGCCGCGACACGCCGTAACAGCAAATTCGCACGTCAGGTGGGAAGGTTCATGAAACCCTGAGAGAACGCCATCCAAACGTCTCACAGGGCATAACAGCCGATATCATGCGGAACCATCCAAATCCGACACGCCCATGCCGTTCTCTCCAAAATAGGGAGAGAACACGATGCATGAGCCGTCCGGAACCACGAAGGCCGCCACACGGCATAGGGAACCATGTGGCGGCCTTCATAGACATAACCGCAATCAGCAATCTCAGGAAAACCCAATCAAGCAGGTACAACCCTAATAATCTTCTTTATTTGGATCGCATCATCATGTTGACCGAACACGAGGACATTCGACCATCGTGGTCGAAAACGCGGTCATAAAACGGTCAAAAAAGGTCGAATGGCACAACCGTCATCATGGCCGAATCAGACGCCAAGGCACTCCCTGGCCCATCGTTCCACTGCGGCATTCTCCGCATCGTCGCCCAGTAGGAGCAGAAACCCAGCGTTCTTACCAAGCGAAGCAGGTTCGATGGTCTTAATGATGCCGCGATCACGCAGGAACACCCAGGCATCGCTGATGCTCTTCTGGATACTGTTCTCACGGGTCTTCATCTTCGCTTCCGCATTACCGCCCATCGCCTGTTCGGGAGTGAGCATCACCATTCCAAGCGAGTCTGAGATAGCACGCCATCCAAGCGTGTAATAGCGGCATGGCACTTTCTTATCCATGAGTTTCTTTGGAGGACAATTGTTCTCGCTATCCCAATCGTATGTTTGCGAAGCCATGAACATGAGGACGAGTTCGGCGTTCTTGTTGAGGGTCATGTTATCGCCACGTCGAATCGCCATGCGTCCGGCACGGTTTACGTCGTATACGGCTTGCATGTTCTTGTAGCCCATATTTTCCACGTGTCTTTCCCTCCATGCCTAGCGCTATGCTGATGCACGGAGAATCTATGCAAACTGGTTTTCCGATTGCCCTTGTCGCTGTTCGAGAGCGGCAAGGGCTTTTTGCTACTTTCGCCTATAACTCTAACTCTACACATGGATATAATTACAACTACTGTCGGGTAGTAGATACTGATAGTTTGTCGGTGTAGCTCCAGTTACATGTATATAAGTATGTACATGGTTATACATTCTTCTTACATTGTGCGTTTGTCATGATTTTGCCAATTAAAAAGCACAAACGGTCAGAAAGAGGGTATGAAAAACCCGCCTGCAACAAAACAGACGGGCACGAGAAAAACATGGTTCACATAGGGCTGCTGGCGAGAGTGATAATCATAGCCAGGAAGCATACGCCGACAGCGACTCCAATCACAATCCAACAATTTCGCACATGGATGGAATTACGCGACTCGATATAGTCCAGAGCCTTCGCCCTCACATTCCGCTCGATGGCATCTGGTGCGGAATCGGTCTTGGCCGCGATCTCATACAATTCGTGCAACGTCGGCTTGCCGCCGTCCGCATCGTCGATGCGTTCCAACTCGTATTGGGTACGCCAGTCAATCAACCCGGACATGCGAATGCCGTTCCGCACGGCCATCTGGATCAGCAGAACGAACGCGGCCATACCGATGGCGATACCGGCGATAACGAATATAGGAACCATGATGTCCTCCTTGCTCTCTTGCAATATGTCTCAACAAGGATTATCCACCCAAACAGGCCGTAAACACGCATTAAGCGTTTCTCATACGGGGTATCCCCGTAAATACCCTCGCTTTTGAGACAGCACGTATCAAAACCGCGTGTCGGATTGAAACATGCGTTCGAGTGGATATATCATGCAAGTGAAAGACGAACACATGTTCGATTAAGGATATAAAAAGGAGGGCCACGCCCCGTCCTGCCAGATGAATGCGTGACCCTCGAAGAACACCTACAAGGAGGTGTTATGGTCTAGTCTACTCCTTCTTATCCTTTATGCCACGAACTGCATCAAGTAGTCCGAATGCGTTTCCGTATCCCAGAGCCTTGGCTAGATTGTCCAAATCATCCGTAGTCCAAGAGGCTAGACCTTTGATTCGTAGAGAAGCATAGGACTGGCTCTTGTCGATGATTCGTCCGGTTCTGGCCTGCGACCATCCGGCCTTGTTGATCATCGAAGCGACCGTCTCGGCTATTAGCTTTGTTGCGGCACTGGTTTCCTTGAGTTCGGTATTGCGCACCACTTTTGTTTCACCTCCTAACTCTATTGAGTTTATTTGTTGACATATGTAATGGTATGAACTAGAGCGGTACGACACGCCGACAAATCTGTAAATAGCTCTATTGAGTTGACAAACAATAAAAAACGATTATTCTTAGTCTCAGAAGTTAGCTCAATAGAGTTAAACAACGAGGCTGAATAGGAAAGGAGCAACGAGCATGACGTTTCAGGAATCAATCTCGAAGGCGATTGAATCCCAGCGCAACCGGCTGGGAATCACAGCGACGGAGCTTTCCAAGCGGCTCGGAATTTCACGCCAGTACTATTACATGCTTAAAAGCAACGATGCCCTGTGGAAGATCGAGCAGCTAGGCAAAGTCGCATCCGCACTGGAACTCAAATCAGTATGGGAGCTTATCGACTTAGCTAAGTTCGAGGATTCACTGAACACCACCATGAACGGCGAGTCCAATGAAGCGGAGCATGAGCAATGAGTGCCGAGGTACAACAGTTTACTTTCAACGGTTCAGCATTCCGCGCATTGAATGACGAATCTGGAGAGTCTTGGTTCTCAGGTCAGGATGTGTGCAACATCCTTGGGACAGGCACTAACCACCTGCGCGAATACCTCGATGAAGACGAAATCACCAATATCCGCAATACGGACATTGCTCAAAACGGAGGTAAAGCGCCGGTCTTCATCAGTGAGCCGGGCTTGTACAAGCTGATTATGCGTAGCCGCAAGCCAGAAGCCAAGGAATTTCAGCGTTGGGTCACTCACGAGGTGTTGCCGTCCATCCGCAAGCATGGCGCTTACATGACTCAGCAGACTTTGGATAAGGCGCTCACCAGCCCCGACTTCCTAATCCAACTCGCAACCAAGTTGAAAGAGGAACAGGAGAAGGTCAAGGAGCTTGAGCCGAAGGCCAAGGCGTTGGATGACTTCACCAACGTTCCCGATGCTCTGCTTGTCCGTGACGCGGCGAAACTCCTAAGCAACGATTCCAACATTCAGATCGGTGAGCATGAGCTGCGCCAATGGCTCGTGGATAACGGTTGGATTTACCGGCAGTCCAACCAGTCATGGTGCGCGGTGTCAAGTCGCGTGAGGCAAGGCCATATGGTCATGGTGTCCTCCCGTTCCCACGGAATCCACAAGGATGGCACGCCATTCGCCTATCCGCCAACCCCGAAGCTGACACGCAAGGGATTGGCGCTTATCCACCAGCGGTTGTCCGAACAAAGTTTCGAGCGAGTGCTTGACGCGGAGGTGGCGGCATGACGTTGTTGAATCCTCCGGCGCCGCCGCATGAGTTCGTTCTTGACGAGGGTGGGCACTGCGTCTTCCGTATCAACGATCGGAAAGGCGGGTCAATCGTCGAAAAAGATGGACTCAAGACGAGCACGTTGTATGAGGTTCCCGAATCGAAACTAGGCGCGTTCATCCAATGGGCCGCTGACGTTCACGGCCAATCAAGATAGGAGCAGGTTTTGACAGACAGGAAGGTTGTTGTCGAAGAGGAGATTTTCGACAGGCAGGAAGCTGCCAGGTATCTCAAGCTTGGAGCGGACAAGTTCGACAAACTGTACAGGGTGTGCGCCGACTATCAGGGCGGCAAGACCGTCACGTACAAGAAGTCGAAGCTTCTCGACCGTTACGACCAGGTGTGCGAGAGTTCACGGGAGGTTTCGGAATGACCGGCGCTCAGCCTGATGTCGCGTGGAGCGTCCAGACGGGCATCGACTTGGATGCCATGCTCGCCGCCAACGCGGGTTGGATTGAACGGGTCAGACATAAGACCAAACGTGACTATCAGCGGGATAAGCCGGTATTGCAGCGAGTGTACGAGTCGCTTCGCATGAAGTATGAGACCGGTTTCAGTACCAGTTCGTACAAGATCGCGGAAGACCTGCAATTGGCTCAGAGCGTTGTCTACAGAAGTTTGCGCAAGCTTGTTTCCTGTGGGCTTGCGGAAACGTTTCTGACGCATGGGAGGAATTGTTTCAGGCCGACAGGCTTGGAACCGACGAAAGGATTTGATTGGAATGAATGACAGTGTTTTGGTGAAGCTTGACCAGCTTTTCGATAAGTTGAAGACCGCAAGCGACGGAGACGATTGGAATACCGTGCGCGGTCTGGTCGCACAGGTCACATCACTCGTCAAAGTGTATGAAAAGCCACTGCCCGAAGAGCCGAAGGAGCGGGGCTTCTATGTCACCGCGAATGATGGTCTGCTCCTGCATAAGGACATCGATGATGACTGGTCGGCGCGCACATGGGATGACTCGGCTAATCCCATCTGGAATGGCAATAGACCGTATGTGAAGTGGCCGACTGTCTGCGAAACGCTCCCGCCTGAAGCTTTCCCGTTAAAGCGAGTGAACACGGGAGACGGTAACGATGACTGACCATGATTACTGGCTTGAAGACATGCAAGCAATGAAGAAGCGGCAGAAGCCGAACTACCCGCGCCGCCGCATCAAATTCGCCCTCGCGGTGGTCGCCCTCATCGTCACATCCACAATCATGCTCACCTGGCATGGCGGCAGCACCACCGCCGCGCTCATGGTGGAAGGCGTGTACATCGCCACCGCATTGTGGCTGATCGTCAGATTCGCGCCACGCGACTAAAGACTTCCCGCTGGCTGACAGTCCAAACAAACAACCAAAAATCGGGTTGTTCCGCAGGATACCCACGTTCACTCATTCGTCGGCCAGTGGGGACCATAACTGAAAACAGATATTATCCACGCGCCTACGAACTCAATACCGCGCAGCAAATCACGTAGGCGCATTGGCCGCACATGGTTGTGGGATTCATGCCGGACTCCTTAAGTTTGACAACTCATGAATCACCTTATCCATCTCGCATTCAGGTTTTGACATTTCCTGTTGCCGTGATGTTGGCCGTGAACCCGTTCAGGTCGGGTTCCAACGGTTTTGCATCATTCATTGGCGTGAATCCTAACAGGTTCGACTCCTGTTGCGGCCACTGTCCCCACCGGTTAGTGCGATTGCCGGACTGGGGATTTGACGTGGATTGGATGACTCGGGGTCTCTGGTTCTTCTTCCCCTACGGGTCGCGGGTTCGATCCCGCCCACGTCCGAAGCCGTCGAGAGACGGCCCGACATAATTGAAAACCCGGTTGGCGGGGGAGCCTAAAAAATCATGTTCCAAAGTCGATTTCTCTAGGCGCTTACATACACACTCTCTCTCCCGTCAACCACTGCTGGTGCAAGGAACGTGGCCGCTGCTATCTCAGTCGTTCGGTTCATCGGCGGTCAGATGGTTCGACTCCATCCACCAGCACGCAATCACAGAAAGGAAAACTCTCATGGACACCATCAACGTGAATGGCGAGACCTACACGAAAGTGCCGGACGAGATCAGCTTGTTCGGACGAACCTACCGGCTGGTGGAAGACACCATTCCGGAACCATTGGACGTGTCGGACTGGCATCCAATCAAACCGGATTACCGTATCACGCTCAGGGAATACATGACCCACTATCATCCAAAAGACGCCAAGCGTAGCCTCACCGGACTGGGCCAAGTCGTGAAGAACACGATTCTGAATGCCGGTAAGGGAGACTTGTTGGAAAAGAACAGTAATGGTGCCGCCATTTACGCCCGCTCGTTGTTCCCGCTTGTCGAACAGGGTTATAGGAAGTGGCGTTACCGGAAGAATGCCCACATTCTGGAACGGAGTGTGGCGGAAGCATGACGGAAGTGAAATTTCCCAGCATGGTTGACATGCCGGACAAGGAGTATTTCGCACATCCGGCAATCGACCAGAGCGCGTTGAAGAACCTCATGAAGTCACCACGAGACTTCGCCTACTTCCAAACCCACGAGAGGGAAACCACGGATTCTCTCATATTCGGCAAATGCGCCCATAGTCTCGTGCTTGGAAGTGGCCCACTGGTCACACTCAAACCGGACATGCGCACCAAGACAGGCAAGGCCGCATACCAGCAGATGCTGGAAGAGCACACCGCCGACGATATCGAGTTCGTTTCCAAGAAGGACAAGCAGCGTCTCGATGACATGTTGGAGAACGCGCCGGACATGAAAACCATGTATGGCGGCAAGCCTGAAATCGCCATGTTCGCCGCTGATCCGTCTACTGGGTTCCAGTTGAAAGGCAAGGCCGATTGGCTGCCCGAAGGCCCCGACGAGGACGGCACGTATTGGATAGTGGACTACAAGACCACCAGCATGAGCACGGAGAAACTGTTCAATCGTAAGGCCGTGGCAAGGGATGTGAAGAACTTCGGATACCACATTCAAGCCGCGTTCTACATGCGACTGTACAGGCTGATAACCGGCACTGACAGGCCGCTCAGGTTCGTGTTCTGGTTCCAGCAGACCAAGCCACCATACAACACGAAACGATGGTTTTTCGACGAACTGCAACCCGAAATCACTGAAATCGCCAACAAGAAAATCGACCTTGCATTGGGTGATTTGAAGTGGTGGAAGGAGCATGGCTGGTTAGACGGGATGCTTGGCAGCAATTACGCGCCCGAACCTGAACAAATCCAATTCGATGATTGGCAGCTGTTGGACGAGGAAGAAAGGATTGACCAATGGCAGAACTGACACGCGGCAACTCCGTTATCAAAAAGAACCGTCAAGGCTACGGATACCAGTACACGGATCTGGCTACGACGTACAACTACATCAACAACGAGTTGAAGATGGAATCCCATCCCGTGTTGGACATGTGGCCTGAGCCGAAGGAAACCAAGCTGGGACTCATGTTCGGGTTCGTCAAGACCAAGTATCGGAAGATAGGCGAGAAGGAGTGGAGTGAGCCGGAAGCTCCGTTCCCGATCATCGTGGGCGTTGCGACGGAACGAATCGGCAAGGACGGCAAGCTTAAGCAGCCCGAAGAGATTATGCAACGGCTAGGCAAGGCCACCACGTATGCGATCAAGTATTCGGTTCGCGCCGCGTTCGGTTTGGCTGACACTGATGATGATGGTCAGACGAGTGGAATCGGCTTGGATGTTCCGATGATGTCGGATGCGACGAAGAAACGTGTGGACGAGATTCTGGATATTTCCGGCATCAGCGACAAGGATTCAGCCGACGAACTCATTCGCAACGCTTTGGGTAATCGGAGGATGTCGCTTGACAGGCTTACCGAGACTCAGGCGAAACGGTTCATAAACGTGTACGAGATGCATCAGAAGCAGACGGCGCAAGCCAATGCACAGGCGAGGAACATGGCGAACAGGGGAGATGTGAAATGAGGCTCAATTACAACTACCAATCAGGTACTTTCATCATCGAAGCCGAAGACAAGGAAGAGGCTATCCAGCTTAAGAATGCAGCAATGGATATCGCCAACATGATTGTCAACTACTTCGATGCCGAAGTTCAGGAAGCGAAGGTGGAGAAGCACTGATGGCTGACTTGCAGCAGAAGATTCAAGACTATTTCGACTGGCTGAACCGAAAATACGACATTTACGACAAGCCGACCGGTATCGGCTGTCCATCTTATCGGATCGGACAGCGTGATGCGTTCGATTTGGCGCAGTCGGAGTTCAAACGTCGATTCAATGTAAAGGAGACTAAATAATGGCTGGAGAAACCGTTATCACGATCATTGGCAATCTGACCGACGAGCCGGAATTGCGCACGACGTCCGCTGGCGCGCAGGTCGCATCGTTCACGATCGCCAGCACCCCGCGCACCTGGAACCGCAGCACGAACCAGTTCGAAGACGGTCAGGCTTTGTTCATGCGCTGTTCCGCGTGGCGTGACCTCGCCACTCATTGCGCGCAGAGCCTTGCGAAGGGCATGCGTGTGATCGCGCAGGGTCGTTTGCAGCAGCGTTCCTATCAGGTGCAGGACGGTTCCAACCGCACGGTCATCGAATTGCAGGTGGATGAAATCGGCCCGTCCTTGCGTTATGCGACGGCTCAGGTGCATCGCCTGCAGCACGGCAATGGCGGCGGCTATCAGGGCGGCGGCAGCGGTTTCGCGGGCGGACAGCAGCAGGGCGGTTTCGCGGGGAACCAGCAGCCGCAGTATGGCGTGAACCCATCGAACACCGGTCAGCAGCCCGCACAGTCTCAACAGTTGGGTGGAGACCCTTGGGCGTCGAACAATAATCAGCCTTCCGACTTCGGCAGTTTCGGCGGCAACACGGACGAGTTCTAATCCAGACTAAAAGGAACCAACATGGCAAACATCATTCCATACAGGGAGTTTCTGAAAAGAAAGGAGCTGCGCGAGCAGGAGACTGGCATCACCGTTAGCCCGCAGCAGCTCCACCCATCCCTGTTCGACTGGCAGAAGCGTATCGTCACATGGGCTTGCAAAGTAGGACGTGCAGCCGTATGGGCGGATACGGGTCTTGGTAAGACCAGAATGCAACTCGAATGGTTGCGCCAGGTATGCGCCGGACATGGGACGGGGCTTATTCTAGCGCCGTTGGCCGTATGCCAGCAAACCATCCGCGAAGGCGCCGCAATCGGCATGGAAGTGCGTTATGTGCATGACCAGTCGGAAGTCTCTGATGGATTCAACATCACGAACTATGAGCGTGTGCCAAAACTCGACGTGTCCAAATTCAATGCGGTCGTATTGGACGAGGCTTCGATTCTGAAACAGTCGGACGGCAAGACCCGCAAAATGCTGATCGACACGTTCAGGGATACGAAATACCGTCTCGCCTGTACCGCCACACCGGCACCGAACGACCCGGAGGAACTATGCAATCAGGCCGAGTTCCTTGGATACGCCACCCGTGTGAAGATGCTTGCCACGTATTTCGTGCATGACGGGAATATTTGGCGTTTGAAAGGTCACGCGGTTAAGCCGATGATGCGGTGGATGTCGCAATGGGCCATCGCATTGCGCAAGCCGTCCGATATTGGCGGTGATGATGCGGGATATGAGTTGCCCGGATTGAATCAGACCGTTGATGTTGTCGCCTATCACGGCAGCATCCCGGAAGGCCAATTGTTCGCAGCTGACCTTGGTGGCGTCGGCGGGGGGGGGAGAGTCCGTAAGGAAACGCTTGTTGACCGTGTGAACCGTTGCGTCGATCTTGCCAACAGCGAGCCGGGCGAACAGTGGATTATCTGGGCTGGATTGAACGACGAGGCGGACATGCTGAACAGGCTTATCCCCGGCAGTGTGAATGTGAAAGGCTCCATGTCGCCGGAAGACAAGGCCAAGGCGTTCCTTGACTTCGCTGATGGGAACATTCCGGTGCTGATTACGAAGGGTTCCATGGCATCGTTCGGTTTGAACTGGCAGAACTGCGCTCGCATGGCGTTCTGCGGTTTGAACGACTCGTGGGAATCCTACTACCAGTCGATACGCCGCTGCTATCGGTTCGGACAGAAGCGCGTGGTTGACGTGCATGTGGTGGTTTCCGATTTGGAACGCGAGATAGCGGAGAACATCACCCGCAAGGAACAGCAGGCCACTCATTTGAGTGACGAACTGGTGAAGACGATGAATGAATCAAACTCTTTCGGAAAGGCCGCATGATGGTTGAGGAAATGTATATGACCGATGAAGCCAAAGGTAAGGATTGGACGCTATGGCTTGGCGACTCATGCGAACGCATGACGGAAATGGCTGACAACAGTGTTGATCTGAGCGTGAGCAGTCCGCCGTTCGCAAGCCTGTACGTGTACTCCGATTCAACCCGCGACTTAGGCAACAACGGTTCCCGTGAAGAGTTCATCGAAAACTACGGGTACATCATCCGCGAACTGTTAAGGGTGACGAAGCCTGGGCGTATTGCTTGTGTGCATGTGCAGCAGGTCGTGACCACGAAGACCGCTGATGGCGTTGTCGGGTTGACTGATTTTCGTGGTGATGTTATCCGCGCCTATGTGGAGAACGGTTGGATTTTCCACGGCGAAGTCACCGTGAACAAGAATCCACAGGCTCAGGCGATTCGCACGAAGGCTCAGGCTCTCATGTTCGTCACGAAGAACAAGGATTCCAGCATGAGCCGTCCAGCATTGGCTGACTATCTTCTGATGTTCCGCAAACCTGGCGACAATCAGGTGCCGATCAAGAACGATGTTTCCAACGAGGAATGGATTGATTGGGCGCAGCCGGTTTGGTGGAACATTCGAGAGACCAACACGCTGAATGAGCGTCTTGGCCGTGAGGATACCGATGAACGCCACATCTGCCCGCTGCAATTGGATTTCATCGAACGGTGCATCCGTTTGTGGAGCAATAAGGGCGAGCTTGTGTTCGACCCGTTTGGTGGCATCGGCTCGACCGCGTACGAGGCAATCAAACTTGGCCGCAAGGGCATGAGCATTGAATTGAAGCCTTCCTATTGGGATGCGTCGGTGAATCTGATGCGCGATCTTGAAGAGAAGCTTGGAGAGGCGACACTGTTCTGATGGTTCCGCTCTCTGGGATGACCGAACCCGCATGGTGTGACAAGCATGGGGTCGAATATTACGGCCCCGCTTGTCCTGAATGCGAGTCGGAAGCCGAAGACTATTGGGATGATATTGGAGACGCGAGCATATGGGATTTATGACCTATGATTTCGACATTCCAGGCGAACCCGTCGCGAAGGGCCGTCCACGATTCTACGGGTATCGGGCTGTGACCCCTCAGCATACGAGGGATGCTGAGGAACTGGTGCGGAACCAATTCCACATGTTCTACCCTCATGCCGAACCATTGGACGGGGACGTGCTGATGATTCTCATGTTTTATAAGGGGCGTCATGGGAAACCGGATTTGGACAATCTGGAAAAGCTCGTCAAGGACGCGTTGAACGGTTTGGCCTACGTGGATGACCAGCAGGTGAAACTCACGTTGTGCGCCATGCTGGAACCCGACCGTATGGCATGGGGACAACGGGCGAAACGGCTTGTCAAACGTCGGCAGGGAATGCCGTTGACATACGGCGGCAATCCGTATGAGCCGCATACGGAAATCCATATAGAACCCTTGCATGACATTCACGGCGGGTTGGAAAGTCTCGTCAGAAACACGAAGGAGATGATAAGCGATGTCGGAAACCATCCTGAATACCGGTGAGATGCTGTTCCAACTGCGCGTCTGGGATTACTTGGCTTGGGCGTTGGACGATAAGCGTCTCGACCATGTTGAGAACTTGTACTACAAGGGGCGGCCGATCAGTGTTTCGACGTTCGCCAATCCGAACGTGCCGATGGTGAAATGCTTCGATAAGGCTGAACTGTTGGCTGGTGACATTGATTCTGAATATCCGTTCGTCATACAAGCCGATGGCATGTTCGATGCTGACGTGATGGACGAGCGTGAGTGGATCGCGTCTCAACCCGCTTACACGAGTCTGAGCGTGTGGGACAAGTTCGAGACTCTGCTACCGGCCAAACCGTCTATGGAATGCGTTGACTCGGGCACTCGAATGTTCATCCGATTCACGTTGGGTGAATTGGCGGGCATGTTGAACAGTGGGTTGCCGCTCGGAGGTGGACGATGATTCTTCCAGCAGTCAACGTCAACGGCATCCATTTGAGCAGCCAACAGCATGAGGCGCTTGTCAGCATATGGCGTACCGGTCGAATGCCGGAACCCCACGCAGGTCAGAAACCGTGGCTGTGGATTCAGGCGCTCAGACGGCGCGGCTTGGTATCCGACAATGCGCTCAGACTGACCGACAAGGGACGCCATATCGTCCAACTCCTCCAGGACAGGAAAGCAGTCCCATACCAAAGCACTGCCGACAATCCACACTACGGAGCCTACTGGGACGCCTACTACAGCAACCAGTCAACCTACCGATATCAGCCCGGTTTGGAAATCATTTGCAAAAGGAACTGTGATGAAACTTGACCCGCCACCGGACTTGGTTGAAATCGCTGAAGCCCTGGACGCGATGGCGAAACCACACGTGGGAAGCGGATGGGCGAACCTCAACTTCGACGGCCTGCCATGCACCACACCAAGGCAGGAAGCAATCTGGAAAATCTACGGGAATGGAGAATTGGGCTGATGTGGTTCAAGGTCGATGATGGGTTCTGCATGAATCCGAAGACGGCGATGCTGTCCAATGACGCCACCGCATTATGGCTTCGTTCAGGCACGTGGGCCGCGCAACAGCTGACAAAAGGACGTGTCCCAGCGAACATGATTCCCATGTTCCGCTGCTCCGATGATTCGGTTCAGGAACTCTGCGATGCGGGCTTGTGGGAGTATGACGCCGACAAGGACGAATACGTGTTCCATGATTGGGCTGACTATCAGCCGGACGGTGACGAAGTGGATGCCAAGCGCAGGAAGCGGAGTGAAGCGGGCAAGAAGGGTGCGAGCCGTCGTTGGAAGAAGCCTGAGAATGGCAAACCGATGGCAAATGCCATGGCAAACGCATGGCAAACCGATGGCAAATGCCATAGCAAACCTATGGCAAACGCATGGCAAGACGATGGCAAACCGATGGCAAACGCATGCCCCGTACCCGTACCCGTACCCGTACCCGATAAGAAAGAAGAAGAATATTATTCTTCTTCCAAAGAAATGACACTTGCCATGTTCCAAGACTCCACGGAGTTGACGGCGGCGTACAGCATGATGCGCACCGCTTACCCGAACTTGGATTTACAGGATGCTTGGAACGCTTTCTCCGTCCGTCACTATGCCAGAATCAGCACCGTGGGGGATTGGATACGCCTATGGCGTGGCTGGTGTGAGAACCGGGCGCAAATGGGTGGTATCCCACCGTCGAAGCCACACGTCCACACTTGGGCTTGCGAACACACGTTGAAAGCCTTGCACCTCCAATCGCAGGATGACGTGACCGACATGGCGTCAGCCGTCAAAAAAGCCAATGAGCTAAACCAGAAGGAAGAACCCTAGTGAAATACATCAGCCTGTTCAGCGGCATTGAAGCAGCAACTGTCGCATGGCAAACACTCGGATGGGAGCCAGTCGCATACGCCGAAATCGAACCATTCCCCAAAGCAGTACTCAAACACCACTATCCGAACGTTCCAGACTTAGGGGACATGACGAAAGTTAATTGGAAGGAATACCACCATGCAGCAGATGTCGTTGTGGGAGGAAGCCCCTGCCAGGCATTCAGCATCGCCGGACTCAGGAAGGCTCTGGACGATCCTCGCGGCCAGCTCATGCTCGAGTATCTCCGAGCTTGCGCAGAAATTGATCCGGAATGGATCGTATGGGAGAACGTGCCCGGAGTTCTGTCGGCTGAACACGGACGGGCTTTCCAGTCGCTCCTTGAAGCCGTGGCCGAACTCTGGCCTGATGGGGGGGGTGCATGGCGAGTGCTGGACGCTCAGTTCTTCGGTGTGGCCCAGCGGCGCGAGCGTGTGTTCCTTGTCGTCAACACTCGAGACTGGCGGCGTGCCGCCCCGGTACTTTTTGAGCGCGAGAGCCTGTGCTGGGATCATCAGTCGAGCCGAGAGAAGAGGCAAAGCCTTACCTAGGGAACTGCGGGAGGCGTTGGAGACGCAGATTCGGACGCTGGGGTGATTGATGTTTGACTTCCATCAGCAGGATGGACGGTTCAAGGTCAGCGATCATTCCGACGTGTCGAATACGCTCACCTCGCACATTGGTACCGGTGGCAACAATGTTCCCCTGATTAAGGCGTTCAAATGGAGCCAGGGTGAGAAGAGCCGGAGTCTGGCGATTGGCGAAGTGAGTCCCACTTTGAGCACTGACCATAATCCAGCCGTCTACCAAATTGAGAGAGTGATGTGTCGCGCGGACACTCAGGCGAATGCCGCACAAGGATTCGATCTTTCTCCGACATTGATGGCTCACGCCGGAAAGGATGCCCCATTCATCTATCCGACAACTAATAGGAGAGACTAGTGGTTTTCACTTTCAAGATTCGCGGTGGCGGAGCGGGGGGGGGGGAAGGGATTCCTCGGGCAGGCGAGCTTTCTGCCACGCTCAGCACGCACAATGACCAGTTTCTACATACGGAGGATTCGATAAATGGTTTGACGGTTCGCAGGTTGACGCCGTTGGAATGCGAAAGGCTTCAAGGTTTCCCGGACGGATGGACGGATATTCCGTGGAAGGGGAAGAAGCACGCGCCGGATAGTCCACGCTACAAGGCGCTCGGTAATTCGATGGCGGTTCCTGTCATGAGATGGATAGGTGAGGGCATCCAATTGGTTGAAGACAACAAGGGATTGTTCCAGGAGAACCCCAGTGAGCAGTGACAATCCATCCAAGGAGACGTGCCGCATGGTTGATGATTGTGATGGGAGACGTTGCGTGCGTTGCGGCCGAAGCTTGTATGCGGTTGGCGGTTCCCGGCATCATCGGAAACTCCGTAGCCAATGCACGAGGGTGGAGAAGCATCAAGTGCAGAATCTGATTCTGCTTTGCGGTTCGGGTACGACGGGCTGTCATGGTTTCGTTCACATGCATCCGACTATCGCTTATGAGAACGGCTGGTGTGTGAAATCGTTTCAAGACCAGTTGGAAGTGCCGGTACGAACTTGGCATGGACTCGTGTATCTCACCACAGACGGCAAATATTCATCGACAAAGGAACAATCAAATGACTGACAACATCAATCCATCGCATTACAAGGATGGCCCGTTCGAATGCATCGAACTGTCCCGACTGTTGTCAAGCGACTGGGGTCAAGCCGTCCAATACTGCTTCAGGTGGCAGCACAAGAACGGTGTCGAAGACCTGAAAAAGCCTTGTGGTTCGTTAACGACGCGCTCGTGCATGGAATTCCGATTTACGCCGTAAGTGACTGGGCGGACCTCGCTAGTGCATTGTTCCACACTCTCGCCAGAGAGGATTGGGCTGGTCTTAAGAGTGTTTGGGATGCATTCACTGTCTGGCATAGAGGTGATATTCCGGGACTCTTAAAAGACAAGATCAATGAAATCGAAAAGGAAGGCAAGTAATCATGGAACATATCGTGCAGTTCGCCATCGGCATTGACGACAAGGCCATCCAGAACCGCATCGAGGAATACGCCTACAAGGACGTGCTCGACAAGATCGTCAAAGAAACCATGGACACTGTTTTCGCGCGCACCAACGCGTATTCGCGGGAAAACATGTGTAAGACCATGATGGAGGAAGCTTTGCAAAGCTTCCTCGAAGAACGCAAGGACGAGATTATCGACAAGGCCGCGAACATGCTTGCCGACCGGTTCCAACGGACGAAGAAATATCGGGAAGCCATAGGTGCCGTCATCGCAAAGGATGGTGAGTGATGGATAAGACGATGGTTGCCCTCACGGCGATTATCTGCATCACGATTGTCTTGACTTCGTTCAGCTTAGGAATGGCGCCTAATGTCGGCACGAATGCCAATACGGGTTTTCAAATGGAAACGGTCAAGACCGGTGACGTGACATGGGCGTGTTTGAAACATAACAGAGAATATATCGGTTGCAGCACGGTGGAGACGGTCAAATGAGTGTTTTCACAGGCAAGACCGGCTACATCGTCTGGCCGCAAGGTGAGACGGGAGTGCACACATGCCGCGTGTATGACTCACTGGATGAAGCTGTGGGCGCGGCACGTTCCAAAGCCGACTTCTACCACAGGGCATACGTGGTGCGTACCGCTTATGAGAGTCCGGCAAGAACCATCAGAACAATCCTCCCAAGGAGACACCAATGAGCGACAAAGTGAAAGTCGGCACGAGCAAGGTCACGTTCCGTGTGCGCGCGTTCGACTATCCGCAGATCGAACTCGCATCCGTCGAAGTGGATGTGCCGATGTACACGAAGACGGACAACAAGCTCGACAACATGCAGCAGGGACATGTCACGGCGGACGTGCCGGACGGTTTCAACGAGAAGGTCAAAGACGCATTGCAGGTGTTCGCGGACACTCTACAGGCATCGTTCAACGAAGAAGGAGAGTGAAATGTTGAGAAGCATTGATTTCAAAACAATGCCTTACCTGTTTACCGACAAGGCTGGCACTTGTCTGACCGTGGAGTTCGACGGGAGGGAACTGGATGACATCTACAAGCAGGTGAAAGCCATGTACGATCAGGCGCACTCGTCTGATGACATGCCCACCGAACCGGGCTGGTATGCGACTCGGGATGGTGAAGACCTGTTGAGCTACGACGGTGACGCTTGGCACATTCACAATATCGACTGTGATGCGCAATTGTTCGCTGACGGGGATTTGGAAACGATGGACTGGAGCGTGGTCAAACGCACGTTCGATGCTGACGCTTTCCCGCTGATACCAGTGAATCTTAACGATACATCTCGTGCGGAGCGTCGGTTGACCAACCTCACCAACTTTTTGCACACGCTCATTCATGAGTGTGAGACAGTGCGGGACAACCCATCTTCCGACAAGCATACGAAAGACATCGAGAATGCCGTCTGCGGGACTGGAATCAATTTCGCCAAAGACCTGCTCGCACGATTGGAAAACGGGGTGTTCGACCATGAACGTGCATGAAAGCCTATCCGACTGGCGGTCGCTGCCCATGAGCATGCTCGACGGGCATAGGGCGATAATCCAACTCAACGAAGGCATGATCATCGACGGGTATCTGAGATACGTGCCTTCGAAACTCCGCAAGGAATTACGAGGCGCGACGGAAGGAATCTGCGAATCATTGATGGTTGAAGGCGTGTACCAGCCGGTCATCATCAGCGTGAACGCAGGCGGAAAGCATGTGGTTGATGGCGTGAAGGCATTGAACATACTCAAGGAGGTGAGCGCATGAGCGACCAATACGCGGTCAGCATCCGTCATAGCTACACCATGCCGGATGAGACATTCTATGGATATGAGCTGGTCTTATGGCATTGGGACGTGATCGAGAACACTTGGCTGTTTCGTGCGACACGCGAATACCCAGTATCCAAGACCGTCTCACGGAAACAAGCGTTGGAACAGGCGCTTTACGACGCTGAGGAATTGGCTCGAATCTTCCAATGCAAAAACTATGGAACCAACGAAGAAGGAATGTGGGGAGGCCGTGAGTGATGTTCGGGCGTAAGAAGAAGCCCCAGCCCAAGAGTTATCTTCGATGCCCTTACTGCGGTGACGCGCCAATAATAGTTAGCGGCAAATGCACATATCACAATCCACGTCATACCGTCTACCGGTACGAGTGCGTATTGAAGTGTCTTCAAGGCGAGGTCTGTCAGACTGCCGAAGATGCGTTCAACTCGTGGATACGCGCTGTCGCACGCTATTACGACGCCGAGAGTGCGATAAGACAATTCTGCGAGCAGAAGAAGGATGAATGATGTGCGTGAGACTCGGCTTCATTAAACCCGGTTATGCAGAGGTCTACTGCGCCCATTGCGGTTATTGCATCGGATATGTCCACCGCGAAGAGGTGATCGTGTCCACGAACCTCGATACCGGGCGGCAAACCACTGTGAACAGGTGGTTTCCGGAAACGAATGATGGCGACGCATGGAGCAGGGCGCATGGCGGCGGCTTCGCGGATAGGACCGATGAAGAATCCAATCGACTGTTCACGTCCGGCTGGGCCACTCGCGGTGAGGCTGTGAGAATGCTCAAATGCTTGGACTGCGAGGAGAAGACAACATGAGTCTGGATGATGTTTGCTGGAATATTTCAAGCGTGTTCATCGTCATCACCTTGGGAGTGATAGCGATACTCTGCGTACTCACGCTATTAGGCGTGTTCGTATGCATCTTCGACCATGACGATAAGAACGATAAGAGCAGTAAGGAATAACAATGGCGACGAACGTGACTGAGAAAGACAAGACACTGCATGAGGTCATCGACTTTCTGCAAAAAGAGTGGGATGCAGCTAATAACGCTTCTGATAATCCAGACGAAGAAGTGTACGACTTTTACGACGGAATGACGACGGCTTACGAGCATGTAATCAATTACTGCCGTCACATGCTCGGCTATTCCGGCACCATGCCTTCCGAGGTACCCAATCAAAGCGAGGACGCGAAGGAATAGTTATGTGGTTCAAACGCAGACGCAACGAATATGGGTGTCCAATGTGCGGCAGACTACCAGTAATCAAGGCATCGCAAACGGAAAAATACCACGAGAGCCGCAAAGTAAGGACAACACTCACAGTCTACCGGCTCCAATGTCCACGTGGACATATCTCTACCAGCTGGTTCAGCCACGCCGCACTCGCAAGCAGGCAGTGGAAAGAACTCGTGGACGAGTACAAGGGGAAGGATACGAAATGAGCGCGTATCAGCCTGTTCTTGACCCCGCCTGCGGCGGCCGAATGTTCTGGTTTGACAAATCGGATGATCGGGTGCTTTTTGGTGATGTGCGTGATGAGAGCTGGGAATTGTGCGATGGGCGTAGGTTCGATGTCAAGCCGGACATGCTGATGGACTACCGCGACCTGCCGTTCCCCGACGGGACGTTCCGCATGGTGGTGCTCGACCCGCCCCACCTGCGCAATGCGGGGGAAACGAGCTACATGGCGCAGAAATACGGTTGCCTCGACCAAGAGACGTGGAAAGCTGACCTCAAGACCATGTTCAGCGAGTGCTTCCGCGTCCTGAAAGAGCATGGAGTGTTGATTTTCAAATGGAATGAGACACAGATACCCGTATCGCAGATTCTCAAGCTCACAGCGCACAAGCCACTCTTCGGCAACAAGCAGCCGAACCGCACGGGAACACACTGGATTGTCTTCATGAAGGAGGACGCGAAATGAATAAACGGTACAAGGTTTGCCCACTTTTTTGGAGTGATTACGGCGATGAGCGCACCTTGATGAATATGGGTGTGTTTGAAAAGTTGCTGAACGAGGGTTGGCAGATTCTGCGGGTGGATACCATGCCGACAACGGAATTGCGTGATAACGCCGTCACAGCGACGAACGTCTGCATCCTTGAGAGGGAGGCTAATGATGATTAGTCAATACGACAAGGACATGTGTTGCCTGTATATCGCTGAGGGGATGAACTACATCTGGCAACAACGAGAGAACCAAGAGCTTTCCCGAATACTTGAATCATTGGCCGATAGGAAGCTCATGAAGCGTGTCCATGGCGGGTATGCGATCACGCTCAAGGGATTGTTGGCAGTCAAGGTGTGGAGACTTCACCTGTTCCTGTTCCATCACGGTGAATACAAGTACTTCAGGAGGAAGAAATGAGCAGGGCTGAGACCACCGCCATGCTGTCCAAGCTGGTGGAGAAGAGGTTGAGGAATCAGACCGCTTTTTGGGCGAGCGAGGTCAATTTCGACCGTAACACGCCCGACGAAAGGCGCGTGGACTACGTGGGCTTCAAGCCCTGGAACATCAACGGTGAGCCGGTGCCCGCAAGCGTCGAGAAAGGCTGCTTCGAGTTCTACGAGGTCAAGTCATGCATGGCTGACTTCACTAGCGGCAACGGACTGACGTTCTACGGCGATCAGAACTATCTGGTCTGCACGAAGGAACTGTGTGACGAGATCGTATGGCAGAAGATGGTGCCGCCGCGAGTGAACGCGATTCTGACACCGGATTCGACCGGCTCGAAACTGATTCTCGACTATGTGCAGTCCTACAACGACCTGTCATACAGGAGGCGTCCGGCAAGCGAAATCCTGTGGGCCATGGTCAAAGCTAACGGAAAGAGGACTAATTGAGCATCATGCTTGACGAGGCCAACGCTTACGAGCGTGGCATGGATGATGATTTGACTTTTCAGACGGTTCGTGAGCTTGCCGGTACAGCGTACATGGCCGGACGTTCCGCTCCACCAACCGACGCCGAGGTGGAGGCCGTGGCGAAACGGCTCTGCTGGAACAGCTGCGAATGGGATGGCATCGAAAGCGACTATGTGGCGAAGGACGAAGACGATGCATGGGATTACGCCGGTGAAATCTGCGGATATCAGGAAGACTACATCGCGCGGGCGAAAGAAGTGCTCGAAGTGGCACGTAAGGCGGTGACGGAATGAAGGCTGTTTTGATTGTTTTCACCATTGTCTTCGGTTTGCTTTCTTTCGCGTCGTTTGCGTCGATCGTCGCGTTGTTCATCGCCGACTGGATGGCAAAACACTTCTAGACCACATTCAAACCCGTCGAAATCGACGGGATAAGACAATCAAGGAGACGAAATGATAGGAAACAAGAATATTCAACGAGGGCTAATGGCCGTGCTTATGGCCGTAGCGATGGTTTTCCCGCTGGCCGGATGCGAGAACGAAGCGGATGCTGACGATGTTGAAGGCGGTAGTGACTGCATTGATGTGCGAGGCGACTTCGCTGTCGATGAGTGCAGAATCGAGTTGCACGACGGTAGGGCCGTGACATGCATCAGGTTCAACGTCTACAAGGGGGGAGGCGGTCTTTCCTGCGATTGGGACAATGCTAGCGGCAAGGACGGGGAAACGAAATAATGGAACATGAGCTAATCCCCGTATACACGAAGTTCACCGGTAACGGTGTGCGTGTGCAGAATGATTCTAAACTCATCGACTATCTGGATGATGGGTGGAAAATCATCAACGTCACGGCAGCGAACCCACTGGCATTGGACAACAATGAGGCCGTCGTGTTGTACGTGATCGAGAGGACTACTGCAAATCATTGGAGCAAACGGAATGAATGAGCCTACCGCCGACGAGATCATGAAAATGTTCGCGGTTGACATAGCAGTTCTTCGTCGTGGTAGGCGCAAGCCGTCTGAGAAACCGCCAGTCGGAAAGAAGAAGGCGAAAGCGTCGAAAAAGCCGGTCAAGCTTACTGCGGAACAGCTCGCACGGAAACGTGAGCACACGCGACAGTGGCGGATGGCCCACCGTGAGCAAGTCTTGGAATGCAACCGCCGATACAAGCTTGCGCATCGTCCGACATTCCACCATTTCAGCCGTGAGGAACAGGCGGCCTACGAACGCAACTACTACCTGCTTCACCCCGAGAAGAGAAAACGGAAGCGGGAGACTGTTTGAGACGTTAATCCAATACCGGTTGCAAGGTTGGGTGCAACCGGTATACTAGACATGTTCCGGCATTAATCGCACGCCTTCGGGCACCGGTGCGGAATCAACATACCATGATTTTGGAAGGCGTGCGATTGGCTGACTGCAAACTGTTGCGTTGCGGGCGTGAACGAGACGATACCAGGCAACTCTGCCCTGAATGTGAACAGCGGCTCCTAGCCGACTTGGAATGGTTCACGAAGAACATCGGATTTTTGGAAACCGACAAGATGAACCGCATCAACAAGAATCATGACGCTGATGGTGGCGGGGGAGGATACTCTGATAATCCGCCGTTGAGGGAGCAAGTGTTCGACCTGCTGTATGAGGGAGACGAACGGGATGATAGCGTGTGGGGCACACTATCCGCGTTCGCTAAATGCTTAGGCGTCGAATACTTGAATCACGATCCGTTGAACGTGTTGGCGCAGCGGATAGCCGTGAAGAAAACCAAGCAAGGCGAACCCGCGTGTCTATGCTCAACGGCAACACCCGTGTACGCGCTTGAAATCCGCATCGCCCGCGACAAATGCCAGCGCCTGTTGAATCAAGGCCATACGGTTAGCTTGGGCAACTGCCCCAACACTGACTGCAACATGCCACTATCGGCTGACGAGACGGCAAAACAAGTCAAATGCCGTGGATGCAGGAACGTTTGGAACATCAACTTTTTGAGGACACTCATGCAAGACAAGATTAAACACAGCACTTACACGGGGACTGCTTCGGACATTAGAAGCAAACTCCAACAGGCTGGATACCTCGTATCCGCGAACACGTTGAAATCATGGGCGCACAGGGGCAAGCTCACCCCGGTACGCAAGGAAGGCAGACACCCAATCTATTGCATCGCGGACGTGTACATGTTGATGCAGCAAACCACTCCAGTGGACGATATTTGGGGACTCGTCGGAAAGGACAACCGGCAATGACCACCACCATCAGCATCACCGACAAGGGCAAGACCATCACCTATCACGCGCATCACATGCGCGACGTGATCGAACCAGTCAAACAGTACGGCATGTTCGGAGAGCAATTGAACGCGAAGAAAAAGCTCCACACGCTCACTTTCTACACGGAGGACTAATAATGCGAGTCAACATCGACTGCACGCTAATCCTCCTACTGCTATCAGGCATGTTGGCACTGTTGAAAATCAGCGGCCAATTCCACTACTCATGGATATGGGTATTGGCACCAATCTGGATACCACTACTCGCATTGGCGGGTATCGTAATCATTCTCATAATCGCCTGGCTAATCGGTGTCATCGGCGTGCTCATTCTTGAAAAGTTCGGAGACTAAATTGCAGATCAGCGGTAAGACAAACAATATTGGCTACGCTCACGCGAACGATGGTGGAGCAGACCTACGTTCCAACGAGGACACGATCATCTGCGCGGGTAGTCAAACACTCGTACACACAGGCGTATACATGGCTATTCCAGCTGGATACGTCGGCCTAATCTGCCCACGCTCAGGCTTGGCGTTGAAACACAACATCACCGTGATGAACGCGCCTGGTGTAATCGACCCCAACTATCGCGGGGAAGTATGCGTAATCCTCCGAAACATGGGCGAACAGGCGTTCGAGATTCATAAGGGAGACAGGATAGCGCAAATCGTGTTCGCGCAATGTGCGCCACACATGCCCTTAGACCACGTTGAAACCCTTGAAAAAAATACGGAACGCGGCACGAAAGGATTCGGTAGCAGTGGCATCAACTGAAACCACAGGAGCTAATCTCAAAGCCGACAACGTGGGAAAACCCATCACCATCCTAGACCCGATCAGCCAGACGATAGTGGTCGAAGGCAGACTGGAACAATTCACATCCAGACCAAACTACGTGCCCACCGTCACATACAGGCGCGTCAACAGTTATGGCGAAGACACGCCACCCGAACCAACACACGGCAAACGTATCGTCCGCATCGACACGCAAATCCGCCTGACCACAAGAGACACGATCAACGTCACCATCCACGGTGACACGCCAATCATAATCGAGGACGCATGAAAATCTATCTTGTAATCGCATACATGACTCCAGATGGGCACGTACCGTACAGAGGTGAAGAGCTGACTCTCATTGGCTCTTACAAGACGCGCGACCAAGCGGAATCACGCGCACACGACGTAGAACGCGAACACCGGTGTGCAGTCGTAGACATTTTTGAAACCATACTCGATTCGCATTGCAAAACCTACCTTGGAGGATACGAGGAATGAGCAAGCAGACCATCACCGCTGATCACCTCAACGCCACGCATTTGGGTAAGCGCGTCAGCATCCTAGACAATGGGGAAGTGGTCATGTCCGGCACGCTCAAAAAGTTTGAAACACGGTTGGGAAACCAGCCGGTATTCACATCCGACGTTTGCTTCACATCCTCAACCGGTTTCACACCAGTATTGCGGTACGAGACGCGCGCGTGCATCGTCCTTCAATTGTCGAACCAGTTCAACGACGATATCGCCGCAACCGTGAATGGCGACAAGGAACTGAGAATCGAAGAGGAAGGATGAAATCGAATGGTTAACGCGATTGTACATGCCATAAATAAGGGGAAACCATGAGTGGAAAAACCACTAAAGAACTCATGCTACGCGTGCTCGTGATGGAATCACCGAAACTGTTCGACGGCACTGATGATGCGCCTGTGGAAGTCACCGACTGGTATTACCACGAATGGGTGCCGGAAGTCTGCGAAACGTGCGGTGATGACCCTGAAACGTTAGTCATCTCGTACCGCACCAGAAAAGGCGAAGAGTATGGCGAAACGTATTGGGATTTCGGATTACCGCAAGTGCTGGAAGCATTGGACAAATGGGATGAAAAATACGGGCATTTGAAAAACATGGAGGACGCATGAAGTGGTTTACTGCTGACTTGCATTTCGCGCATCCGTTCGTGGCCGCGCTACGCGGATACGCGCTACCTGGATACGCTAAGGATGCATCGATCAAACAACAGGCCGAACGTGAGCATAAGCCGCTTAAGAACTGTGTTGACTGGCGGAAGCATGATGCCGACATCGTGCGCGCAATCAACACGTATGTTGGCGAGGAAGACGAACTCTACATCCTCGGAGACATCAGTTCCGGCAGCACATGGAGCGTCGAACAGGCGATAATGCGCATCCAGAATCTACAGGTTCCACGTAAACGCAGACACTTGATTCTCGGCAACCACGAACTGCACAGTTCCAGCCGCACGCTGGAAAAGTTGGCAAGCGTGTTCGTGGAAGTCGGAAGAGTCGGCATCACCGAAATCAGAGACGGGTGGGGCAACAATCCACACACGGTATTTTTAAGCCACTACCAATGGCGCGAAGACTTCACGCAAAGCAAACCCCTAGGCACAGTCTCAACCAATTGGAACGCGCCGGAATTGGCTGAATACGCGCTACCACGCATGAACAACACGCTGCTCCTGCACGGACACACGCACGCGCATGACCCGCTTGAGTTCGGCAGGCATCACAATGAGATCAACGTCGGATTAGACGCATGGTGTTTCGAGCCAGTCAACGAAGCCGAATTGGTGGACAACTGGCTACAAACCGCGTCAAGCGCCGTCTGAGCGGTCTACAATGGCACACGAATGGGGGGCGGATTCAAAAACCGCCCCCACTATTTTTCAGTAAATAGCACCGTTGGATTTCAAATCATCCATTATTCAAGAATCTCTGCAATCCATCGCCAGCCTTGCCATTCAGCCCGCGACGGGACATGTCGTAATAGTCGAGCATCTGCGGACTGTTCCACCCCGCTGCGGCCATGATGTCCCTGTCCGGCACGCCAGCGTCACGGGAGAGCGTGCAGAACGTCCTCCGCAGCGAGTGCGGCGAGATGCCGGGCACGCCCACGCGCAATGCCACGGACGATACGATGCCAACGGCGGTCTGCTGCCGCAGACGAGCGCCGGAATCCTCACGGAACACCGCACCACGCCTACGTCCGCCGATAAGTCGTGCAAGAGCCTCGGACGCCTCGGAGGGAATGGCCACACGCTGAGACCAGTCGCCCTTGCGGTCGAACCGCACCCACGGACGCCCGTCATTCAGATGACAGTCTCCAACATCCAGTCCAAGCGCCTCGCCTATCCTCGCGCCGGTCAACAGCAGCAGACTGCACAGGGCATCCGTCCGCGCACCCATACCGCGTGCTTCGGCCAGAAAAAGCCTTGCCTGCTCGCGGGTGAGATACGTGCCATCCGAATGACCGTACATTTTCGGCCTACGCACATGCTCGCCCGGATTGCAGTCGATATACCCCTCCTCGCAGAGGTAGCGGTAGAGGCAGCAAACGACGCTCAGATTCCTGTACACCGTGTTCTTCGCCGCTGGCCGCATGCCGCCGCCATAGGCGGCGAACGCCTCGATATGGGTGCGCTTCGCCCGCAGCATGTCAATGCCATTATCCGCACACCAGCGCAGCCACCGCGATACGACGCTCCGATACTGCGCCCTCGTACCCGGAGACACCCCGACGAGAAAGCCAGCGATCATGTCGCTCACCGTTTCCATATGCGCACCGTCTCCTTACAGACAAGCGGCTTGTCGGCCGGGCCCTTGACGAATGGCGGAATCCACTGCCTACGCCTCAGCGAATGGTCCGGCCCGTACGCCTGATTACGCCAGAAACCACGCACGATGAAACGGTGCGAATACTCACGTCGCACCCGCTCGTCATCATCGGCGCTTTCGCCCGGACGTTGCAGATTCTCACGCAACACCAGCATCTTGACCTTGCGAATCTCCGGCTCGAAGCGCGACGGCAACGAGTATCTCATGCTGGGTTCGGCGGGCTTGGTGTCGCAGATCCGCGGCTCGCCGCTCAACGCCCAGACGGCTTGCAGATAGTCAATCCATGCTTTTTGAAACACGACATCCGCATCGTGGATGGATTTTGCCCTAGCTGCCGTCAAGTCAAGCCAATCGATAGGCAGACCGATGGAGTCCGCACCACTCTTCCGCAGCGATTCAGGATCATCGGTAAATGCCATGACGGAGGTCTCGCCATCGCCAATCCGATCCCAGAAGAATCCCGCGACATTGCTGGTGATGCCAATCGACGACGTGTCTACCGGAACCCCACCCTCAATGAACATCACTCCGCTTGCGGCCGGGGCCTGCATCCGCGGGAAGTCGCCCTGCGCGGCGGTGTCGGCGGCAAGCTTGGCCATGTCGCGGCTGACCCACCACAATTGCGCGACGGACATCTGATCGATTTCGCTCCACATTCCATCCAAGATGCGCCGGTATTGCGGCTTGGCTTCGTACTGCCTCATCGCCCGTTCCCGCCAGACGGTGACGAATTTGTCTCGGATGAGCGGCAGGTGCGATGGGGTTAGGCGGAGGCGCTTGTTTTATCTGCGCGTCATGTCAGCCTCGGTCAGTTCGCGCTGTTTTCGAGGATTTCGGTGAACGTGTCGGCCGGCACGTCGTCGTAATCTTCGATGTTGTTGGCGGTCATGAAGTCAATCATGTCGGATGCCGCCCAATAGACGTCCCAATCGGACGGGTTCATGGAGGAGTTGGTGAGATAGTCGTTGATGTAGTCTTGGGCGGTGGCCATGTTGATTTCCATGATGTTCATTTTGTTTGTCCTTTCTTTGCCAAAAACTTGTGTGGATTATTGGACGTGTCTAAAAGACACGCTGCACATCCACGCTGTCGAAAACCTTGTCATACGCTTTCGTCACGCATTCCAGGCCCATGCGATACGCGCTCACGCGATCATGGTCAGTCTCCGCCATGCGGCGCTGCCAATCATGCGGGAACGCCACGCTAAGCAACGTCTCCCGCACGTCCGGTTTGACAACCTCGATTTTCTGCGGGAACATCGCATCAAAAGTGAGGACACACAAGGCGTAAGCCACCTGCAACGTTCGGTCAGACACGTAGCGGAAAGACTGTTCCGCCACGCGGTCAATCTCTTCCATAGACCACGGAACGGTAGCCGCCAACTTCGCGTACTCTTCCGCATCCTCATAATCCAAGCCGCCATTCATCGAATTGTCCTGAACCGTATCCACCAGGTATTCGTACAGTTCACCGATGATGCCCGCCGTGGAATGGACGAACACAGGCTCAAAATCAATAAAATAACTGCCGAACCACAGGCCGCAGACATGACCCACATAGCCGGTAAGCTCACGCGGCAGCATATTCACGTCAATCATCACAACACCTCGATTTCATCGTTGAACCCCATGAACTCCTGAGTGGTGAACCCGCCATCCTTGACAACGCAGTACAACCAACCCTGGAATCCACCCAAGCGCGCATCACGCATCCCACGAATCAGGTCACGCAGCCACGCGTATACAAGATACGTTTTCGACACGGGACGCCAATAACGCTTACGCTCGACCACATCAAAATGGTCATATGCATACATTTGCTGACCAACGTGAAAATCAGCCCACAATTTCAATGTTTCCATGACACTCACGCCTCCCTCGAATCAACGTCACCGAACAGGTCATAACGCAACTGCGCATCAGCATCGAACATCGCCTTGTACGCATCACCAAGAGACTCATAGAAGACGCCATCCACACGCCAACCTTCGTAGCCCTTGGAATCCAACGAACGGAACTCTCTCAGCGCCTCAAGCATCATCTTGCGCATCAATCGATAATCCGGCACGCTCCTATGAAAATTACCGTCGAACCGGTCAGCAGCAACGTAAGCGTCACGCGCTTTAGTCGTATCGAATGGGACAACAGTACCAATCGGCTCATGGTCGAAATTGAAAGTGTTGACACCGTAAGGCCAATAAACAGCGTAAAAATGGCGGGACATGGTAGAATCTCCTTGCAAATGGTTTGGTTGAGTTAATTACTGTTTGCAATGGCCGGACGGTACTAGGCATACCGTCCGGCCAAACTTTTCAGAACAGGCAATCCATATGACGCGGATCAGGCAGATTGTCGGCAGCCGCGTTGATAACCGTGCTGAGATACGCGGTTATCAATGCGGGACGCTTGCCAATCTCCCTCAACACGGCTTGAACATTCGACTCGATGGACGAATAGCCGGTAGCCTCCAAAGCGGCCTTGACCTGCTGTGCTGTGATGACGACACGTGACATTTCATGCCACCTCGACAATCTCATGCTGAGCGAGGTACGCGGCCACGGACTCTTCCAACGTTTGGTCACTGCCACGCTGGTAGTAGTCACGGTACGCAACCACGCCACTCTTACCGTCGAACGCGACATATGCGACGCGACGGCCCTTGGAATCACGGAAGCCACGCGGCTTATGCACATATCCACCAAACACGTCAGCCAACTCCTTGACCGACTTGCCACCTGGAATCGTGACCACGCGCGCCTTGACGCCATGCTGCGCAATCACCTTCGGCGTATCTTTGGAAGGTGTCGGCGGCACTTCGGGAATCTCAACCGTATCCGGTTCAGGCTCAACCGCCTGCGGTTCAGGGGCGACAACCGGCAAATCATCGTAAGTCTCGCACATCTCAGGATGGTCACGCTCGGCCGGGGTGAGGAATGAAATGTCACGTGACACAACCATGCCGCCATCCTCATAAGACAATTCCCAACCATGCTCCCTATCGGCGTCCGACAGGCTCACGCCATGCGCCGTATAATCCCCACAATCAGGGGAAACCATGCAATCGCCACGTTCCACGATCAACGGCACGTCACCAATCTCACTCACGGCCTGAGCATAATCAGACCCGTTAGGGTCAAGCCACGTACCACCGTCAGCACGATACGCGGCAGCTACACCACGCACCGCCTGAGCATTCTTCACGCCCGGAATCATCCGCCATGATTCAACACCATCCTTCATCTCGAAACGCCACACGCTCGGGCTATTGACGGAATCGAAAAACATGAAGACACTGCTGGAATTGACGGCCCACAGACCGTTAACCTTGTTCGACATTTTAAAACTCCCTTGTATGAAAACTTGATTATTTGATGGGCCGTTTACCGCACGGCCCTGAGCGGTTTCACCATTCCAAAACCTTGCTACCGTCAACCAAAACGTATGACGTGCCGGATTGATTGCCGTCAACCGTGCCACGCCACTCGCAAATACGCTCGTAACCGGCATCAGTGCTACCGTCCTCCATGCCGCACTGCGGAATGTTGGACAACTCACGGTAGCTCGCTAGGTCGGCTTGGCTGTAATCCTTCGTGGCATACGTTTCAAGCCACCACGTCCACTGCTGTTCAGGCGTGCCATGCGGATCGGCAACAGGCTGGTCACTCAACGCCGGGGAACAGGCCACGCCGAAAGCCAACAGGCCAAACAGGACGGCAACAAGCAGAGTAATCTTCTTACGCATTTTTAAAACACCTCGATTGTGTAAAAAGGATTGATAGCGCCCGACAGGGCAAGAACGGGCGTGATTGATAGGCTCACGCCCGAAAGCCTGGAATAAGTCAGCGCATACGCTTGCGGTTAGGACAATTGGGATATTCGATAGCCCGACACTGTAGGGCTTCTTCCATCTCCAAACGACGCGCATTGCTGCACAGAAACCGCGCCTCATCACTGGCACGGCACATCTCACGCCACAGCGCATCCGCCCGCTTCACGTCGGCACAATCGCTCTCGGCAACGAAACAGCGGATAGCGATCTCACGGTAACGCTCGGCCTCATCCCGCAGCTTGCGGGAATCGGGCGTCACAGGAAAACCGTAGTACGGGTAACGTTGATCGATGGGGCACTTCTCACACATGACTTGCCCCTCAGTGTTCCCGCGCGTACCGGCTGATAACACGCTCCGCCTGGCTGAGGGCACGCGCCTGCAAGTCAAGCAGAGGCTCGCCACGGAACGCCATGCTTGCATCATGCCCGTCTGCCATGTACCGGCGCATTTCGGACGGGGTGAAGAACCTGGCGGCGATATCCACGTTGTACACGAGAGCGCACCCGCCGTAACTGTATTCCCGCCAATTGTCCTCGCCGTTCAACAACAGCGCGCGACGCGATCCGAAGCGATCGGGAAGAACCGTTTCGGGCATGTCGAGCGAATCAAGCACGGCCAGCGCGGTTTCCTTCACGCCCTGGTCCCACTTGCTGCGGGGCTTAAACTCGGCTTCGATGTTCTTGTAAGTCTCATCGATCGAATACATTTTGATACTCCTATCTAGCGGCCCTGCTAGACTTAGAGCCGCTTGGTTAATTGATTGGTTACATTTACTGAGCAATTAGGGCCATGTGTTGGTAGCGCATGGCCCCCACTCATTCGTGGGCTAGACGTGCCATAAAGACTACGCTAGCCCTGGCGGATTCAATCAATCCGCCGAAGACTTAGAATCAGAATCAAGCAATTTGCGCGGATTAGCGATCTTGAGAGCATCGCACAATCGCAGTGCAGTATCAAGCGACACCGCCCGAACATTGCGTTTACCTGTCTCAATCTGCGCAATCTCGACATGATGCACGCCACTACGTTGCGCTAACTCACGTTGCGTTAGACCGCGCTTCATCCTTAATTCTTTCAAACTCATGGCCCTTACTCCTAACTTGGATTAAGGCCATCGTAGACCACTCAGACAGTGCGAGACAATTCCATGCCGGCAATCGCACCACGTTAGCGACTCGACGACGGTTCGGCCTTGCGTGATGTGAGGGTGCATCATGCCTAGTCGCAATCCGTCGCGTCTTCGTCGCGTCCACTCTTCAATTATCAATCATCCATGCCGCGCCCGTTAGGGGGGGGCTTCGTGTCACCGTCCTTGCGGTGGTGGTCTCCGTGGTGGTGGCCTCTCGTTCATCTCTGTTCCTTTCGTTGTCGTTTGCTTGATGGCTCCCACTATATACGCTATCCAGTCAGATAGCAAATCGAGACAACGCAGACACCACATAAACCGTTGCAAACACTAGCATCCATCGGCGTGTCGCAACCACACGACGGCGACACAAAAACCACGGCACGACGGCCGTGCACGACGGCGCGCC